AAGGGGCTTGGATACACAATTATTATTCAAACAAATCCCGATACCGGGTCGACTATTCAGTGGTATATTTGCTGGTGATGCTTTGACATTGTGATACTCTTTATGTTACAATTTGTCAATGCATATACACAAACTATTTGATTATCGACCGTTACAGAGAGTAGATACCGGAAACGGCAGACGCTACATCGTTGGGGAGGGTCGACCTCTCCCATCGGTAACAACAATCCTCGGCAAGACAAAAGATATGACTCATATCAATGAGTGGAAGAAAAATATCGGCGAGGATAAAGCCCAAAAAATTCTAACAGAGTCTAGCGGTCTCGGTAACGGAATGCATAAGAATTTAGAAAACTATATTCTTGGTGGTGAGATGGGCGGAACTCTTATGGCCAAGGCCCTTGCTAAGGTAATCATTAAGAATGGTTTTCCTAAAGTAAATGAGGTGTGGGGAACAGAAGTTTCTCTATATTCAAAAGAATTATACGCAGGAACAACTGACCTAGTAGGTCTGCATGAAGATAAGCCCACAATCATGGACTTTAAAAATAGTCTTAAGGACAAGAGACGTGAATGGATTGAGGATTATTTTATGCAATTAGCGGCCTATGCTTTATCCCATAATGAAATGTACGGTACCGATATATCCCGCGGTGTTGTTATGATTGCTACTAGAGAAGCTAAATATCAAGAGTTCATCATCGAAGGAGATGAATTCAAGCATTATGAAACTATGTGGGCCAACAAAGTGTGCGCCTATTATGATCGGTTCGGAATGGAATAAATACAGCACACAAGAGGGCATAGACAATGGCATCACCAGTAACAGTTTCAAGAATTCAAAACAGACGTGGCACACAGGCTCAATTTGATGCCCTATATCCGCCGGGATATACAGGAGTCGGTCCTGTCAATATAAATCTTTATCCTAATATTCTAATGCCTGGCGAATTGGCATTGTGTACAGATACACGTAGGATATTCTTAGGTAATTTGTCAGGCGAATATGTAGAACTTGATACCGTAACAGGCAGTGGAATTCTATTATCACCGCTTGTAATACAATTACCACCGGCCGGTGTATTCACACCTATAAACCCAACTGGTGGTTTCGTCGAGAGTTTAGATTATTTGGCAACCCCATTCTTTAATATACTCTACAGTGTTACAGATTCACTTAGTCCCGATTGGAATACTGTCGGCACAACTTTTTCTAGAAACGGCGAAATGAAAATTACAGCAGTGGTTGATTTCGGCCCTGGTTCAGTTTCCCTTACTGATACAAGTATTGATGTCAATACTTCCTTATTTGACATTAGTTTTACGGCAGATTATAACAGTCCCACCACTATTGAAATTTCTTACATGCATGATTTTCCGGGGAATTTGACATTTAGTTCAAGCACAATTCTCTGGCTTCCTATATAAGACCTATGACCTGGAATACACTTTCTAGTGAAGAGCGCCTACACCTCTGGAAACAATTAAGAAACGAAATCAAGCCTCTTCCAATTGATACACAGTTAGAAAAAATTGCAGAGTTCTGTTCTACGATGCCAATCGGTAGACGTACTCTCGATTATTATAGTCCGGCCGATTGGCCAACACCGTGGGAAATATTATTCCATAGTGAGTTTTGCAAAAGTTCTATCAGTCTTATAATTTTCTATACACTTGAGATATTAAATAGTAAAGAACAGAATATCGAACTTTGGGTGGTAAAAGACAACGACGGTGATTACCTTTTACCAATTGTAGACAATCAGTTTATTTTGAACTATGAAGCTGGCAAGGTAAGTAAGCATTCAGATGTTTGCGATTACTTTATAGTCATGCAGAAATTTTCAAAAGAACAAATAAAAACAATAACATAGAGAGAACATTAGTATGGCACAAGTTAAAGAAATTATGGTTGAGAAGCGTGACGGTACAAAAGAACCATATGACGTTTCTAAGATTAAGAAGTCTATTCAGATGGCTACCGAAGGGCAAGATGTAAATCCTCTTGCGCTTGAATCAAAATTTGACCAATTTCTTAAACCCGGTATCAAGACTCGTGATATTCAATTAAATGTTATTCAGCATGCTATTCAGTTGGCCACTCCTTCTGAGCCCGATTGGGTAAATGTAGCAGGTAGAGCCCTTGCTGCCGATGAGTGGGCAAATTTTCCATTGCGTGGGAAGTCCTTTAGGGAAGTAGTTCAGTACAATATAGAAAAGGGATTCTACACAAAAGATCTTTTAGAGTTCTATACAGATAAAGATCTGGATGATTTAGGTGCAGCAGTAAAGCAAGTTCGTGATTTGGATTATAGTTATGCCAGTCTAATCACAGCAAAGAAAAAATACCTCGGCAAGTTTGAATTAAACCAGCATATGCATATGGTAAATGCAATGCGATTTGGGCAGCTTGAACCTGCTGAATCAAGAATTAAGTTTGTTAAGGAAGTATACAATGCACTTTCTCAACGTAAAATTTCTTTGGCTACTCCATTCCTTGCTAATCTTCGCAAGGGTGGTAATATCGCCTCATGCTTCATTATCGCCGTTGAGGATGATATCGATAGTATCTTTGACAACATCAAGCGTGTTGCGTTAATTTCAAAGAATGGTGGCGGACTCGGTGTATTCCTGGGATATCTGCGTGCCAAGGGATCCGACGTTAACGGTTATGCAAATTCTGCAGGAACCATTGTGCAATGGATTAAGATCCTAAACGATACACTTGTTGCAGTAAACCAAGGTGGTAAGCGAGCAGGTGCTGGAACAATTGCGTTACCCATATGGCACAATGACATGTTAGATTTTCTAGACATGCAGACAGAGCATGGTGATCCGCGAATGAAAGCCTATGATGTATTTCCACAGGTATGTGTTCCGGATATTTTTATGGATAGAGACAAGAACAAAGGATCGTGGACAACATTCTGCCCATTCGAGGTAAAGAAGAAGTTAGGTATCGATGTCCGTGGTCTACATGGCCCAGCATTTACTGAGGCATATTTGAAGATTGAGAAGGCTGTTGCAGATGGCATTTTAAGCATTGGTCGAAAATTTGACAATGCACGCGATCTAATGAAAATTATTATGCGTACTCAATTTGAGACAGGTTTACCATATATTTCATTCACAGACACAATTAATGAATATAATCCTAATAAAGATGATAATAATGGGCATGTAGGAATTCCGTGTGTTAATTTATGTACCGAATCATTCTCCAACGTAAAACCTGATGAGCTAGGACATGTATGTAATCTAGCCTCTATTGTGTTAGGCAACATCAAGGATTTTAAGGAATTAGGTAAAATTGCAGCATTATCTACTAAGATACTAGACTATGGAATCGGTCTTACAAATGCACCTGATAAGATTACAGGCGCTCACAATACTCGCTACAGAACAATCGGAATTGGTATGCAAGGGCTGCACGACCATTTAGCTAGAGAATTTATGAATTTTCGAGATCTTGATTATATTCGCGAACTTGCTGAATGTGTTGAATATAATGCAGCATTGGCTAGTGTTGAATTAGCAAAGAGGTTTGGTTCCTTTGAGGCGTTTGAGCATTCGGAATGGAAGAACGGAAATCGTATTGCGAAATTTGCAGAACATGGATCGGGAAAGTATGATTGGAAGTTTCTCCAAGATCAGATTGATCAATTTGGTATGCGTAACAGTCAGCTTACCAGCCCGGCGCCTAATACAAGCACCTCCATCTATATGGACTCAAGTGCAAGTATTCTACCCATTTATGATGCATTCTTTTCTGAAGATAATAAAAACGGCAAACTTGTTGTTGCAGCAAAATTTCTTAAGGAAAATCCACTTGCCTATGGAAAGACCTTTGCTAAACATACCGCAACTGAAATTATTGACGTAGTGGGTGAATTGCAGAAATTTATTGACACGGGCTGCTCGATGGAGTTAATATTTGATCAACGCAAAGAGAGCTTTAATGCAAAAGAACTCTATGATGCAATCCATTACGCACATAGTAAGGGACTGAAGGCGATTTATTACATCAGGGCTATCAAGAAGAATGCTACAGAAGATGCACTGGTGAAGGCAGAAGAAGACTGCGTAGCTTGCGCAGGATAAGGAAATTTAATGTCAGAACTCACACAGAAGAAAATATTTGATGAACTTGGAGATGATTCTCAAACAGCTCGTCAACTGATCAATGGCAATGCTACAGGAATTCTTAACCTAAACAGTGTTAAGTATCAATGGGCACCTAAGTTGTATAAGATTATGGTCAACAACTTTTGGATTCCCGAAAAGATTTCGCTTGTCGATGATAAGGTTACAATTAGAGAACTTACAAAAGATGAAATGAGTGCATTTAAGAATACACTCTCTTTTCTGATTGCACTAGACAGCATGCAGGTATCTAATCTTCCAAATCTTGCAGATTATATTACGGCACCAGAGGTCGGAGGATTATTTACAATTCAGGCATTCCAGGAATTGATTCACTCTCAGGCTTATCAGTATATGCTCCAAGAATTGTTTCCTAATATTGAGCGTGAAGAGATTTACGATTACTGGAGAAACAATTCTTTGTTACTACAGCGTAATAAGTTCATTGCTGGACAATATCAGAAGTTTATTGATGAGAAGACAATAGTTAACTTTAAGACCGCGCTTGCTGCAAACTTTGCCCTAGAAGGAATTTATTTCTATAACGGATTTCAATTCTTCTATCAGCTGGCTGCTCGCAATAAGGTCGCGAACGTTGCTAAAATGATCAAATACATTGAGAACGATGAGGTAACTCACATTAACATGTTTGCTAATATCATCCGCGAAATATTTGATATCAATGATCCGGATGATAGAAAAATTCTCCTCGATAATATCGTGCAGGCCGCTGAGCAAGAAATTGAATGGGGCAAGGAAATTTACGGAGATAGAATTTTAGGTATTTCGCAAGAAAGCACAGAAGGTTATGTGAAATATCTTGTTAACCAAAGAGCTAAATTGTTAGGTTTAGGAGTTGTATATAAGGGGTTTACTAAGAATCCTTACGAATATCTAAATGCGGAAAAGCGTGAGAATTTCTTTGAGACAAAAGTAACAGAATACAGTCGCAGTGAAGCGGTTGACGGATGGGATGAATTTTAATGCTAACACAAAAAACACAAGACACGCCGTACATTAGCGTATTTAAGACAGGGGCTGGTGAGGAATTTATTGGTAAGGTTGTTGATGAAACAATGATGTCTTACCAGGTAAAGAGCCCACTCTGTATGGTGGCAACACAGCAAGGATTTCAGTTTGCTCCATTTATTATGATGGCTGATCCGGAAAAGACAATTACAGTACCAAAGCCTGTTATTACAGCAATTCCTGCACCGAAATTGCAAGAACAATACGAGCAGGCAATTTCACCTATTCAACTTTTGAAGAAGTAAGGACACATAATGAAACCAACTAGCAAAACTCCGTATGAGATCCGTCTTGAACTACTTCAGCTTGCTCAGGTAATCCTTAACGAAAAGCATAAGGCCGCCGGTGTTTCAAATGGTGGCAATCAAAACACATTTCCAACCACTGAAGAGATTATTGCCGAAGCCGATAAGATGAATGGATTTATTTCTAAAGCCAGCCATTGACAAAGGCGTATTGGTGTAGTATACTTCGCCAATATGAATATATTTAAAAAATCCGTAAGAAGGTTTAAATCTTGGATGCGTTATGATCCGCCCGGATCAATGACATCAAAAGGATGGCGCCTTTTCAATAAAGAATATCAGGAACAGGCACCAATTCGATATTGGTTTGCACACACCTTTAGGTATTCAGTTCTCATGCCTGTTAAGTGGAAGTATGAGAAAATCCACGACTGGATTCGATATCGTACCTACGACAAGTATCATGTTATTGATACCGGATTAACACCTTCCTACTACGATCCTTGCACACAGATACTGCATGTTAATTTCAATATTCTGAAAGAGTTTGTTGAAGTTGAACAGGCTTGGAGCAAATATTTGTGGTCCGGAGAATACAAAGAGAAGGCATCTTGGTTTGAAAAACATATGCCTTTCTATCGTAGATTTGTTCATTTCCGACGACCCGATCTCGGAATTGAACATTTTAAATGGGCAGCGACATTGGATGATCCGAATTTACCACCACACGAACGGTGTGAACATCAGGCCATAGCAGCCAGAGAAATATTGATTCTATATAAATGGTGGATTGAGGATCGTCCAGCACGCAAAGAGATCGAACATGTTCCATATAATGAACAAGGTATGGGCATGCTTGGATGTTTCGATGATGATTTTGATCGTGACGCAGAGGACTATAAAGCTCATGTAGCATCCATGGACGCGGCCTCAGATCAGGAAGAAGAATGGAATCGCGAAGATGAGGAAATGCTCATCCGCCTTATGAAGGTTAGAAGAAGTTTATGGACTTAGATCCGCCCAGTCTTGAAGTAGAGATGGCCAAGGATGCTATTGTTATTTCCTATCTTAAGGATAAAGATGTTGCAGTTCAATTCTACTCTGCACTCTGTAATATGCGTTGGAAGAAAATTAATACACTTCCAGATGATGAGCGTATTATTGAAAAATTAAAAGGCATTGATAGCAATATTTGGAGTTGTTCCTGGAGACATTCCGGTGGAATCATTGCGGACATTCGTAATGCCAACTATAATACAAAAGAAGATTATATGGATTTTTATTGTTCCGGTAACGAGGGCGATATATCCGATATGGTAAAAGAGTGTTTCCAAAGAATGGGCTGGGAGCCATGCCCCTGGGATAATGATGACAACCTTTAGTTTAGCAAATCACGTTAAGGATAGTTTTGATGGAATGTTGGTCTTCGGCGATGTGCATGGAGATTACGATTCCTTCAAGCGTGCCTACGATTATGCAAGAAGTGAAAATTTCTTCTTTATGTCCATGGGTGACTTGGTCGACCGTGGCCGTAGGCCTTTTGAGGTGGTTAAGACTATGTACGAATGCATGTACGATGGTTTAGGTGGTTTTGTTGTGGGTAACCACGATGAAAAGCACCACCGAGGCGCAATGGGTAACAAGGTAAGTTTTTCCAGAGATGCAAAGCAAACATTAGATGATGTTGGCGCTGCACGGAAGGAAGAATTTAGCCGTATGTACTCTGCAATAGTCGAGGATAAGATGTTATCCGGGTTATTTCACACTTTTGATGACTTAACATTAGTACACGCTGCAAGCCACCCCTGTATCTGGGAAGGTGTTAATGTGGTCGGAAAGACTGCCCGTTCACGATTCTTAGTCGGTGAAACAAACGGTGAGAAGTACGAGGATGGATATCCTGTTCGTTTATACAACTGGATAGAAGAAGTACCGATGGGTAAGACAGTTATGGTTGGGCATGATAAGCAGCCTATCCATAATGTGCCTATCACCGAACCTATGGTTGTCACTAATAAGAATGGTGGCAAGGTAGTGTTCTTGGATACCGGCTGCGGTAAGGGTGGATTCTTAACCGGTGCTGTTGTATTGCACGGCAAGAAAGGATTTAAGTTAGAAAACTTTGTGGAGTTTAAATGACAACAATTAAAGGTAAGCTGGAACCGTTCTTTGAAACAGGGACCGAAGGTGTAATTTGGTCTTTATATGAAGATGGCAAGGAGGGCTATGATGCCCTCCAATGCATTGATCAAGGAGATTATCTTACTATCTTTGATCCCGAAGATACTACTAAAATAGTATGGGAAGGTAATATCGATCTGGAATATGAGAGAAATTACCATCCCTATCCTATGAATCCACAATATGGACAACAGGCAATTATGGGCATGTGGGTTCATGGTATTCAACAAGATGTGGAGCCCGATGATTGGGGAACATGGTTCTTCAAGCAATATCCTGCCGAGCTTATTAAGAGCGAGGTAGGAAATTTGTATCGTTGTAAGAGTTCTACCATTGCAGGCTACGGATGGAGAGGTACAGGCTCGTCTTATAAAGAAGAAGGGCGAACACCCGGCGATCTTATTGTAAAATTCAAGAATGGTGGAATTTACAGGTATAAGGATGTCGACTTCGATACCTGGTGGGGCCTTGTTGATGCCGAATCCAAGGGAAAATATATTGCCAAAAGTGTTAAGAACAAATTTATAACGGAGAAGATTGACCTCCCGCGACCTGCAAGATATAGTATAAACAAGCCGAAGCCGTGGACAAAATACCCGGATGATCACGGTTCGGATGTACCGGGCGCCTGGCCCTTCCCAACATATAACAAACCATAGGAGTTTATATGCCGACACCTAAAAATTTACCACCTAAGGATGATCGTCCAGAAGATGATTACGATGATTATTTGGAATGGACAGAAGAGGAGGAGGAAGCCTTCTTAAAAATTCTCAATGAACAGGATAAAGATACAAAGAAAGACGAGTAATGGAAATTTTCTTAATCTTTGTTATCCTTGTTGGATCACCTCTTCTTATTTCTTTACCCTTCTATGCTTATAACAGATATGGTGATCTAAAGGAAGACGAAGCACAAAGAATTATCGATAAACTCTGTGGTATAGATCGTTCAAAGGGTGATTGGCCCGGGCCCAATTGACAATAAAATGTCTTTATGTTACAGTAAAGGCTAAATACAACGTAGAGACAGACTTCTACATCATAACTTATTTGGGAGCCAAATATGACAAAACGATACAAACGTGTCGTCCTGATTGGACGATTTGAACCGACTCACAAGGGTCACCTCGCAAACTTCCTACAAGCACTTGATATTGCCGAAAAGGTAATTATCTTTGTCGGTAGTTCATTCCAACCACGTACTCCAAAAAATCCATTTACGTATGATGAGCGTAAGGATATGATTTTGGAATCTATCTTCGAAAGCCTTGGCCCGTATAGCGGCCGCGGAAATGACGTTTCAGTCTATCCTCTACGTGACTTCAAGTACAGCAATAATAGCTGGATTACTGAAGTTCAGCGCCTTGTCAAGAATGATAGCCCCGATATCGATGACGCCGATATCGCAGTCATGGGCTACGACAAGGATGAAACAAGCTGGTACAACCATGCCTTCCCCGAATGGCATTTTGTTCCGTTGAAAGGATTTGTCGAATTTGGATCCAATCCAATTGACGCAACCAAGATCCGTGAACTCTATTTCGAAGGTCATCTCGATTATCTCCATGGTGCAGTTCCACCGCATGTCTTTGACGTACTCCAAGAGTGGAGAAAGTACGATGCCTACGAAACCATGGTAGAGGAATATAGATTTTATAGAGATTATCACAAATCGTGGGCATCGGCACCGTTTGTTCCTACTTTTCAGACTGTTGATGCCGTAGTCATTCAGGGCGGGCACATCTGTCTTATTCAACGTGGGCATAGTCCCGGTAAGGGCCTGTGGGCGTTGCCCGGTGGTTTCCTAAATCCTCGAGAACTATTAGTCGATGGTTCCGTAAGAGAACTAATTGAGGAGACAAAGATCAAGGTCCCGGAAATTATTCTACGTAAGGCTATTACCTATAATCAGAGATTTGACCATCCGGATCGTGATTTGCG